AATCCTTTTCTACTTCACACGTCATCTTGCCGACAAACTCATCGACAAGGGAATAGCAGAAGCGGTAGAACACGAGTCATCGGGCGAGGAGAGTTCGACTTGCTCTCATAAGGCTTGACATTTAGAACCCACTCGGTTAAATTAACCTAGGAGGTTCTAATGCGCCGAAATGACGCCGCAAGATCCGAGTCTCGACGACTTCGTCGTCAAGGAATGGCCGTACCTAAGATAGCCGAGAAACTCGGCGTATCGAAGTCGTCGGTGTCGGGGTGGGTTCGCAATATTCCTGTTCCGAGGAAGTTCACTGCGGAGTACCGTGCTGAGCAGAAGCGAAGGAGGCTCGAACGGCTACTGGATCTTCGAGCAAAGCAGTCCGAGAAGAGGCGAGCCGTACAGCAGGAGATACAACTCAAGAAAATCGCCGGAGAGAAGGCCCCTCCAATCAGGAGTGATCGGCTTCTGACCGGTGACGGGCGTTGGATGCTTCCGGCTCCTGAGGGATATAGAGGTAAGACTTATATCGGCGGTCGTTACGTCTATGAGCACCGATACCTAATGGAGCAGAAGCTCGGGCGGCTACTTGAGTCGTGGGAGGTTGTTCACCATAAGAATGGTGACAAGCTCGACAATCGGATCGAGAACCTCGAATTACTGGACGAGGTAAAACATCGGCGGATGCACATTCAGTCGCGCAAACGGCGTAAAGGAGCACTAATTCCGGGGTAGCTCAATTGGTAGAGCGGGTGCCTGTTAAGCACTAGGTTGGAGGATCGAAGCCTCCCCCCGGAGCCACAAACAACGTCCAAGTGATTGGACGAGAGTTTTGCCAAGGTAGCCCAATCGGTAGAGGCGGCTGATGGGGACGTGCTGGAATTTGGTATACAGGGGGCACTTAAAATGCTCTGCTTCGGCATGGGAGTTCGAGTCTCCCCGTCCCTACCAAACCTTAAGTGGTAGTTGACCATTCTGCAGGTTACCATGTATAATACGTACATGGGAATCAAAACATGGACAGTCGAGCAGCTACGTCAAGCTGTAACGGAATCAGCCACTATTGCAGTGGAAGAAATCGGGGGCATGGTCGCAAAAGTCGAAAACAAACATATGGGCAGGCAGATGCAGGCAGTGATTACACCATGCTAAGGAAGAGGTCGAGGGTTCGAATCCTTCTGCGTCCAGCGATGGGCGTATAGCTCAGCGGTAGAGCACTTAAAATGATCACTCCATTCCTTGCTGCTAGCCCACCAACTTACGATGGGATGCTGGATGCCAGTGGGATTACATCTGCGGAAATCTCACGACCCCTTGCCAGCGCCCGCCAATATACGAACGGGAATATCGGACGCAGATGGAAGTACATCAGATAAAGCAGTTCCGAATTACGGAACCATCGCTAAAGAAGATGCGAACTCTTCGACCGTCGCAAGACGGCGCGTCTTTCATCGTCACTTGCCGATTCCCGACCAGAACAGTAGTATCTCCGGATGCAGATGGGTCTACATAAACGGCTGCTCCAAAAGAGCGTGTGGGTTCGAGTCCCACTCCTGCCCGACGTTGGGGAGGATGGTGGAATTGGCAGACACGGCCGTCAAACGACTCGTCGATCCCTTAACGGAGAGCCTCATTCGCACGACGAGTCGTAAAGATTGCGAGGTAGTGGAGTGGCACCACGCTGGCCCCATAAGCCAGAGGTCGGAGGTTCAAATCCTCCCCTCGCTCCCAACACACAATGTCCAAGCGATTGGACGAGATCGCGGGAGGGTAGGGGGCGGTCCCCCGGAATGTCTCATAAGCATTCGATGCAGATTCGACTTCTGCTCCCGCTACCATTGGGAGGTAGCTCAAATAGTCAGAGCCTTCGGCTGATATCCGAAAGGTAGTGGGGGCGGTACCCACCCTCCCAACCAACTATTGACATTTGAGCCTCCCAAGATAAATTTATCTTGGGAGGTTCAAATGAAGATTCGTGAAAGGGAGGCGGCACGAGAGCTTCGACGGCAGGGATTCTCGATCCCGGCCATTGCAGACCGTCTGAATGTGTCAAAAGGAAGCGTGTTTTCGTGGACGTCGGGCATCCCGGTACCAACGCGACTGACTCGTGAATTCCGCAGACAGCGAAAAGATGCTCGACTTGCCGTCGTCGCCAAAGAGGCCGCGAAACGTCGGAAAATGCGGTTGGCCAAGAAAGTGTTTAGCGGCGATTGCGGGAGACCCCTTATCAGAACGCCGAAGGGCTACGGAGGAACAACGCTCATTGGCGGTCGATATGTTTATGAGCATCGGTATCTGGCAGAACAGAAGTTGGGACGATTGCTCAGGCCGGGAGAGGTTGTTCACCACGTAAACGGTGACATCTATGACAATCGTCAAGACAATCTTGAGGTTAAATCAGCTGGCGATCATGCTCGCGATCATCGCCCGGAGGCACCGTCGATTACGCTGACTTGTCCTACTTGTGGAAAAGTATTCGAACGTCCTGTACGCGAATACAAGCACAAGAGAAAAATAGGCCAGAAGAGATTCTACTGTTCTCGCAAATGCAATGTAGTCAATTGATGCTACACATTTTCCGAGGGTACGCACCCCACCACGCACTAACGGACTCAGGTCCGGTCGTAACGGTATCCGATCTTTGAAAACTGAATAGCGTCGTCAAAACAAACAATTCCCATCCACGGCTGTCGGGTAGCCCTTCCAGCGGGAAGGGTCCGACGGTTGTTGAGTGCTGATCACACTCAACGGCAGCCTGATTCGTTGCGCGTGGTGGGAGATTGGGTCGATAGTTCAACTGGTAGAATGGAAGTCTCCAAAACTTCAGATTCGGGTTCAATTCCTGATCGACCCGCCATGCTTTTCAAGTCTGGATGCAGTTGGGATTACATCCAATGACGGTCCTAAGGTAGCGACGCTCACCCCTTCTTCGGAAGGCGAGATAGCGAGCGGTGCGTCGGCGACGACGTACTGCGTTTCGAATACGACAATCGCAGATCATTGCGACTCGTACAGAAGGCCACAGCCGCACGTATCTCAACACCTCTTGCCAGACTGTCGTATTTCATGGTGTCGTTGGTGTAGCGGTAGCATAGAAGATTGTGAATCTTGAAATCGAGGGTTCGAATTCCTTCGAGTGCCCCATCCGGATGGTACCGTTGGTGTAGCGGAAGCATAGAAGATTGTGAATCTTCAGGTGCCAGTTCAACTCTGGTACGGTACCCCATACCGGTATAGCTCAACGGAAGAGCGGCCGTCTCATAAGCGGCATACCGTGGTTCAACTCCACGTACCGGTACCATTCGCGTCGGTGGCAGAACGGCTATGCGCAGGATTGCAAAATCGACGTTGCTTTTGCAGTGCGTCGCATGGTATCCTCTTCTCGATTGGGAAGGGGCTGTCATGGCGAAGAAGAAATGCACAGGCTGCGGAGTCAAGAAGACGGAGACTGAGTTCTTCTGGCGTTCCAAGGCAAAGGGAATTCGGCAAGCGAGATGCAAGGACTGTTACCGAGCGTGGAGGGCCGAAAACTACGCTGATCACTATGAGCGATACCGCGACGAATACAAGGTTCGCGCCAAGAAGCGAAACGCACGGGTGAGAACTGAGAACATGCAGAAGTCGGTCGCGTATCTCAAAACGCATCCCTGTGTTAGCTGCGGCGAGTCGGACTTCGTCGTACTCGATTTCGATCATCGAGATCAGAGCAAGAAGACGGCTTCTGTGAGCAGGATGCGGCAGGACGTCTATTCGTGGGAACGCATCAAGGCAGAGATCGCGAAGTGTGACGTCCTGTGCGCGAATTGCCATCGCCGAAGAACGGCGAAGCAGCTAGGTTGGTACAAGCACGTAGAAGTGGGAATGGTCTAATGGCATGGCACTCGGCTGCAACCCGAGAGGTCTGAGTTCGATTCTCAGTTCCCACTCCATTTCTTCTAGAGAGGTTCAAATCTCACCCGGCGCTCCAGATCAATCCCCGTGCTCGGCGGGCAATCCGAGCAAACCGCCCAGTGGTGAAGTGGTATCACGCACGGCTTTGACCCGTGAGGTTCAGGTCCGATTCCTGACTGGGCGACCATTACCCCTTGGTGAAACGGCATCACACTTGACTCTGGATCAAGAGTTTGGGGTTCAAATCCCTAAGGGGTAACCATTGGAGGGTGAATCGGTAAGGCATCGGCCCTGTTTCGAAAACAGGTGGGACTTTCACGAGTCTGCGGATCGAGACCGCCGCCCTCCTCCATTACTTTGAAATCTACGGAGACTGATCTGGTCAGGGTGCCAGCGCAGTTTTGAAAACTGATGGCTCCTACGGGAGTGGGGTTCAAGTCCTCCAGTCTCCGCCATGAAAGGAAAGCGTCGTGAGAGATCCTGCGAGAATCGACAAGATCCTGAACATACTAAAGTCGTACTGGAAGACATATCCGGATCTCCGATTCATGCAGATGATCGTCAACATCGTTGGAGACGAGGATCAGTTCTTCCTCGAAGACGATGACTTTGAGAAGTTTCTCAAGAGGGCGATCAAGGAATTTGACGCTTCGAAATAGGAAGTGTGGCAGAGCGGCCGAATGCACTCGTCTGCTAAGCGAGCGGACCCTAAAAAGTCCCGTGGGTTCAAATCCCTCCACTTCCGCCATAAGAGAGTAGACGAGCAAGGAGAGTTTGATAATGCTGTCATAGCAAGCTCCCCATTAAGCGGGAGGGAACCTTGTCTCGTCTAGTATTTAGTCGGAAGGATGGCCGAGTGGCTTATGGCGCTCGCTTGGAAAGCGTGTGGGTGTAAAAGCCCCGGGGGTTCAAATCCCTCTCCTTCCGCCACGAAAGGAACTCTGATGTCGAGATCGCGAAAGAAGAATCCTGCCGGGGGAATCGCAAAAGCCCGATCGGATAAGTGGCACAAAAGCCATACGTCACGAGTGACAAGACATCGGAACAAGCTTAGGATACGGGCGGAAAAAGAAGTGCTGGCTCTCCCGCATGAACTGGTGAATCAATTCTCCAGCCCAAAGGATGGCCACATGTGGTATGGATGGGAAACCGTTAAACGGTATCCCGGCTTGATCAGAAAGTAGCGGGTATAGCACATTGGTAGTGCGCTAGTTTCCCAAGCTAGACAGACGGGTTCGATTCCCGTTACCCGCTCCAGAAAGGATTGGTTGTGGATAGACGAGCCGAGGTTGAGGCGATCCTCGAAGTCATCGATGACGATGAAGCGATCTTCTTCGATGGATTCGACGATGCAATCATCGGAATTGGAGCGCAGCAACACAAAGGCCCGTACGTCATCTACGACCGTGAGAAGTGCATACAGATCTTGATGGACCGAGACGGAATGCCACACGAAGACGCAGAAGAGTTCTTCAGTTTCAACACTGAGGGGTGTTGGGCTGGAGATCGTACTCCGATAATCGTGAGTCGTGTCGAAGATATGCGGATGTAGCTGAGTGGTACAGCGCGACCTTGCCAAGGTCGAGATCGTGGGTTCGAATCCCATCATCCGCTCCATTGCGGAATTGGTGTAGTGGTAGCCCACGACCTTGCCATGGTCGAAGCACCGGTTCGATTCCGGTATTCCGCTCCACAGGAAGTGAGGCGCGGAGATAGCTGCCATCGTCTGTGCCGCAATCATGGCGATCTTCGTTATCGCTACGGCAACTGGCCGGTACCTCGAAAGACGGAACCGACCACATTGCCCAACTCACCAAATACCAATGGTAGTATTCGACAGTGCTAAAAGAGAGTACGTCTGCACCGCTAATGGATGTACATGGTGTGCAGATGTTGGCGACGATGGTTCCGTACAGTTCTTTCGCACATAGGCGCGTAACTCAATTGGCTAGAGTGCCAGTCCTACAAACTGGATGTTCCCGGTTCGAGTCCGGGCGTGCCTACCATACGCCGGTAGCTTAGATGGCTAAAGCGCTAGCGTCACAAGCTAGAGATCGGTGGTTCGAGTCCACCTCGGCGTACCAAATTTGACCCTGCCAAGCTTCCCATATATAGTAGGCAGGTTAACGACGAAAGGATGGGGCTGAACTGGTATCGACCATGCTGTGGAAGACTGATGCTGCGTGTCGCGGACTCGCTGGCCGCGTTAACAAGCGAGAACACATTTAGCTGCCAACGCTATCAATAGCGTCGAGGACTTGGAAGCTCTCTGGGCCAACGCACCGGCTCCGGTTGAGGCTCCGGCCCTCTCCCTCGCCTAGCCAGCGCAGGGATAACCCCGCCTCGTAGTGTGTTCGGACTACGAGGAAGGCTTTACGAACTGCGTGCTGACGTGGTTGACCCGGTCAGCGCCGAGGATACAACAGGAGTCAATAGGCTGCGGGAAGAGTTGCTGGTTCCCGGCTCGTAGCTGAGAATCTGATAGGAATCAGACACACACGTAGATGCTCAGACGGAAACACATTGGGACCGGGGTTCGATTCCCCGCAGCTCCAAATATATCCACATGTTCATTGACATACCAACTCCACTAGTGTAGATTGCCACTAGAGGAGGTCTGAACTGTGGTGACGATAAGGTGTGCTGTTTGTGGCGCGGAAAAGGAGATTCCAAAGAAGGAGTGTGACCGTCAGAACCGTCGCGGGCGGTCACACTTCTTCTGCGGTAGATCCTGCGCGGCAGTCGCGCGAAACGCACCGAGGAGGGTGCAAGACGTACAGAAAACGTGTCCTTGGTGTGGGAAGACGTTTGAGTCTACCACAAAAGCCAAGGCTGCTTCGTACTGTTCGCGTTCGTGCGCGTCGAAATCGTCGGTAACGGTCGCACGTCGAAACTGCGCGCGTAAGATTGGCAAACTGCACGCAACGAATTTAACTTATACAATTGAGCAGACTGCGAACGGACTTAGAAAACGAGAAGGGTGGAAGTACGTCAGACTTGCGACATTTCTTCTTGGGAAGGGTGTTCGGCATCAATTTGAATATCCGCTCGAACATTGGGTATTCGATTTGGCCTTATTCGACACGAAAACGCTGATTGAGTTCGATGGTCCGTATCATAACACAACTCGACAGCGCGACGAGGATAGCCAAAAAACTGGAGATGCGAGAAAGTGCGGGTGGCAGGTAATCAGAGTTTCAACGTCTGTCGGAGTCATTGATCCGACAGTGTTGAAGCCTTTTGTATGATTCCCCGCAGCTCCACCACTTGGAGATCACATGGACGACGAATTGAAAGTGCTCCATGATTACGAGATTGCGAAGCTTCAGCGTGCTATTAGGGATGGCCACATTCAGAGAGCAACGGTTCTCTTGTGGGATGACTACGAGATCGTCGACATCAAAGTCGGAATAAATCCCGCGATGCCATTCGATTCGATAAAGTTCGACTTTCTACTCAGGATCGACGATGACGATGATCGCCTGAAGTTGAGTGACTTTGATTTCGAATGAACGGTGTGTGGATGGAGTTGGTGCAAAAGCAATGGAACTAATCGGACGCTCGCCTAACTTGGTTATGGCACCACGTTTGGGACGTGGAACAATCCCGGTTCAAATCCGGGGCGTCCGACCACCATTTAGATGGAGCAGGGGTCGCTGGTTCGAATTCAGTCATTCCGACCACGTACAACGACGTATCACATAGATGGGAAGTTGCCGGGGACGACTGCTTAAGCGCGTTGGGAGGGTGGCCACCTTCCCTCTCGCAGGGCGGCGGTCCGAGCTAAAATGGGATCTAGATGACACCGGCTATAGCCCTCTTCCCGCCACGAACAACGGCGTATCTTATAGAGCGACTCACGGGGTCGGAGGGTCCACCCGAGGAAGAGCGCAGGGCCACGGATTATTGTTCGTTGGAAGCCCGCGAAAGCCCAGACCCTCCATTGCTTTCAAGGTGACCAGTGTGACCGCTGGGTGAACTTGGGAAACGGCGGATATGGATCTTGGGGTCTTCCCCGCCCGGAGCTTGCCAATGCTTGGAGGGTACGCTCTGTCGATCCCACGACAGTCTATAGCTCAGTTTGGTAGAGCGCCCGAGCTTTTGAGATACGGATCTTTGAATAGTGGAAACGGGAAACGAAAAACTCGACGATAGGAAGCGGGTGTAGCTCAGCCGGTAGAGCACGTCCTTGGTAAGGACGAGGTCATGGGTTCGAATCCCATCACCCGCTCCATATTTTACTAGAAGAGGTCCGACGTGTTCGATATGCTGAAGGAAAGAGTTCGTAGCCGATATCGTATAGTGGCATTACGTCTCTCTCGTAAGGAGAAAACGCGGGTTCGATTCCTGCTATCGGCTCCATGAAAGGATCGTGAATGTCGGTCCATCGATTCGTGCAAACGACTCTCGATGGAGTATGCGGAGGAAGCTACGGAATTCGTACCCCCATCGCGAAGAAGGATTTGAAAGTAGGCGATGTCGTGGAAATCGACTACGGAAAGAAGCTCCGAGCCGGTTACCGCGACGCCACGATCGCCAAGATCGACGACGAGTTCCGCAACATCGAGTTGGAACTAGTCAAGAAGTAACGACAGGCTATAGCTCAGTTTGGTAGAGCGCCTGCTTCGCAGGAGGAATTTGAGTCGGGGCGTAGCTCAGTTTGGTAGAGCGCTGCGTTCGGGACGCAGAGGTTTCGCTGGTTCAAATCCAGTCGCCCCGACCAAAATCAACTGGTCAGAGGATACAGCCTGACCAACTACCCTGCGTACCCTCGCTAATACAGTAGGAGGTATGCATGATGTCATATACGTACGAATACGAAATGCCCGCAGTGACGGTCGATGCACTGATCGTCAGACATCGGCCTGCCGATGTCGGTGAGTGGGACGTTGAGATTCTGCTGATCAGGCGGAAGAATGAACCATTCAAAGGAATGTGGGCATTTCCCGGAGGATTCGTCGACAAGAACGAGGAGCCGGTTGATGCCTGCGTTCGCGAAGTCAAAGAGGAGACGGGGATAGATCTTCCAAACGCAGTGAAGCTGTTCTGGGCTGCTGGTGGAAAGGACCGCGATCCGCGAGGATGGACAATCGCCCTCACGTTCCGTACTGAGGTTCCGTGGGACATCGAGGCGAAGGCAAGTGACGACGCTATTGAGATTGGGTGGTTCGATATCATGAACCCGCCGCCGATGGCCTTCGATCATCGGAAGACGTTATCGGTGAGGCTGGCGAACCACTGGAAATAGGGGCGCTTAGCTCAGCTGGCTAGAGCACTAGCTCGACAAGCTAGGGGTCGGTGGTTCGAGTCCACTAGCGCCCACCACAAGAAAGGTCGACAGATGGACGTCGACAGAAGTGAATATGGCGTTCCGAAGATTCTGGCAGCACCGAAGGTGGCCCGGCAGTTAAGCATCGTGGAGCGGGCGGTACTGGCGGGGAGGACTCAATATGACGGGCACTAGTGTATTGGTAAGCACGGGAGTCTTATACACTCCAAGGCGGGGTTCAACTCCCTGGTGCCCGACCACGATGATCAGGCTCGCAACAACCGTGTTGTAGTCGGTACTCGACAATGGAAAGTAGGACATCTTCGAGGTCATGAGGTTGCAGGCCGATCTTGTCGATGTACAAGCACATGTTCGACCTATCATCAACATCAAGGGATGATAGAAGAGGAGACAGTCACGATGCCGATGAAATTTGCGCGACCGGGACGGCGATGAGGCGCATGCGTTATGCAGAGGGGAAAAGCTACTAAAAGGCCGGTATCGCACAGTGGCTGTGCAGCGCTCTTGTAAGGCGTCCACGGAGGTTCGATTCCTCCTACCGGCTCCAGTAATCAGCGCTTCTGAGAGGAGCGAGAATATGATGCGGCTAAACTTGGCTCATTGGGTGTCAGTACAGAACGGGCTGCAACAATAGACAGGGATTTGTGGAGTCAGATTGTGGGTTCGACTCCCATTCTCGGCTCCAAGGAGATACGGCGATGAGGAAGGTTCTGCTGCTGAACGGAAATGGTGACGTGCTTACTTTCATCCCATGGACTCGCGCTCTGAGTCTCGTACTGAAGGGCCGAGTCACGGTATACGAGACCTTCGAGGATGAAGTGCGGTCACAGTCACGCTCGTTCAAGATCCCGGCAGTGATCGGGCTTCTAAAGATGGTTCCATTCAAGCACGGTGGGAGGGTTACACTGAGCAAGACGAACCTTCTGATTCGTGACGGATTTGAGTGTCAGTACTGTCGGAGGGAACTCACGCCGAACACGATCACGGTTGACCACGTTATTCCGGTTAGCCGTGGAGGTGGGCGTGATTGGATGAACGTCGTATCGGCATGCAAGCCATGCAACGGAAAGAAGGACAATCGAACTCCCGACGAGGCACACATGCCTCTGCTGAGCAGACCGTGGATTCCTACCCGAAAGGTAGTGCTCCACGAGCACGCGAAGAGCATGGGTGTCGCGCAGTGGATGCCATACTTCGCATAGTGGACAAGAATACCGGACTTTTAGTCTTGACTCTTGATTAAAAGTCCGGTATTCTTCTGACATGGCAAGAAACGACAAACAATGCGTCTTGTGCAGACGCTGGAAGAACCGAAGCGAGTTCAACAAACGAAAACGCAGTCGTGACGGTCTGCAGAACGTTTGTCGAATATGCAATGCTGAAAGGTCACGAAGGTACTATCGAGAGAATCACGAGAAGCATCTGCGCGATACGATTGACCGCAATAGGAGGTACGGAAAAGAGCTTCGTCGTCGAGTAGACGCCGTCAAGCGCGTCAACGGATGCGTCTTTTGTAGTGAACGGGAGCCGGTGGCTCTTGATTTTCATCATCGCGGCGACAAAGAAGACTGCATTGCCACGATGATCGCGCACAGACGTTCGTGGAAAAGATCAGTCGCCGAGATTCTGAAATGCGTTGTCGTGTGCGCGTCGTGCCATAGAAAAGTAACGGCTGGTATACTGCAGATACCGAAAGGATCTGGATGCCAGATACCGAATGATCTGGGGGTATAACTCAACGGCCGAGTACCAGTCTTTTAAACTGGGAATCTGGGTTCGACCCCCAGTGCCCCCACCAGCAGTTTCAGTGAGGGGAGGTTCACGAGCCTCCCCTCTCATAGGCTCAAGGCCAGTGGCCAATACCCTGCATAGCTTCGCAGCTATACAGGGATCGAAAGGAGATGTTCCGTGAGCATCGTGAAGTCTTTCGAAGCAATCGGCGCAAAGGCCCGGGTGACGCCATCTACTGCACATGGAGTCCGCCGAGACGGCTTTACCATCAATATCACGCATGAAAAGGGCGACGAGGTATTCGACATTCGGCATGACCCGAACGTCGATTTCGATATCGAGGTTGTCGACAAGCGCCCGAAGGAACGTCATCTCCTTCTGATGGTGAAGCAGGAAGAGCGCAAGGGAGCGCCGACGAAGCAGAAATTCCTCTGCGGACACGATGAGATGCACTGGTTCGTGGCCCCCGTAAACTCGGCGGTTGCGGATGTTCCTCGGGCGAAGGAGAGCCTCAAGCCTCCCGAGGTTGTTGCGGCACAGTCCGGAACGAGGCGAAAGAACAAGAAGAAGGTTCGTGGAGGAATCATCAGGCAGGGCGAATGGTTTTTCATCCCGAAGCCGACTATGAAGGCACCTGCGAATCAGATTCTTCGCAACGAGCCGATCAGGCGCGAAGGGGGCGGAAAGCCTCACATCGTCGAAGAGGTTTGGCGAAAGGGTGGCGACGCGGTCTACGAGTCTACGGGTGGAATGGTTCTCGATCCTATGAAATATCGAAAGCTCCAGAGAGAGAATCCGAAACTTGCTCAAAATTATCGAGCGGCTCGCGTGAATGCGGAAGTCTTCGGACGAGGAAAGGTTCGTCATCCCGACCACTCGACCGTCGAACTTGGGCACTGGTACCAGATCGTTCCGAATACCGAGCACAAGTTCGCGACTCGGTCGATGCGATTCGTCGATTAGTGACCTACGCGGAGGCATGAGGTGGCCACCTCATGCTGAAGCTTACGGGTAGCTGGGTTCGACTCCCAGCGCCTAAGAGGACCGTGAAAAGTCGTAGTCGGTGGCCATCGACTACGAACAAGTAGCGGGCGCGACAGTCCGGGAGGCCCGGTCAATTTTCGAAGGAGTGAATCTGTGAAAGTGATCACTGCGCCAAATCATCCGACGGACGCCGAGTACGACGCGCACTGGCCGATGCTATTCGTAGCGGGCGGCATTACTGGAGCACCAAATTGGCAGCCCGAATATCTTGAAATGCTGAAGGATGTCGATGGACTTGCGTTTAACCCTCGACGCCCAGAGTTCGACGTACGCGATCCGAATAACGCGATTGTGCAGATAGAATGGGAAGCGAAGTATCTGGCGGTTGCGAATGCCATCTCATTCTGGTTTCCTAAAGAGACTCTGTGTCCGATCACGCTGTACGAACTCGGGCGATGGACGGCTGAGGTGCTGTGCAGAGGAAGTGCGACGAAGAAGTTGTTCATAGGCGTGCACCCTGAATACGCACGCAGGGATGATGTCGAGATTCAGACGAAGCTTGCGCTTCCGCATTTCGACGTTGTTCACTCGCTCGAAGAGTTGGCGATTCAGGTTCGGATGTGGTCGCTCGTAGAGACTGAAAGCTAAGATGGGCAGGTGCCGGAACTGGTATACGGGAACGGCTCAAACCCGTTTTTCTGAGGGTTCAAATCCCTCCCTGCCTACCAAATTCGAGGGTGCCCGTGGGGGTTCAAATCCCCCTCTCAGCACCAAGAAAAACGCAGGATGACCCTGCATAGCTTCACAAAGTAGTAGGACCAAGAAAGGAGGGTAGCTGGATGCCTAACAAGACACTTTTTAACAGCGCCCGAGCAGCAGTACCGAAGGTCGATGCCGTGAACGAGGCTGGTGGGACGGCCTACACGCTAACCCCGAAGCAGGCGCTCGCACAGATTGCGCTTACTGGCGCTTTCAATGGAACGTTCTACGTCTCCGCTAATCAGCAACTGGATGCCGTGAAGGCGCTTCTTCCCAAGGTTGGCGCAGAATACGTCGCGAAGCTCGCGGTCGTGGCGAGGACGCAGGGCTACATGAAGGACATGCCTGCATTCCTCGTGACGTATCTCGCGATGAAGCACCGTGATCGGAAGGATCTCCTGAAGTCGGTATTCCCGCTGGTTGTGGACAATGGGAAGATGCTCCGAAACGTGATCACGTTCGTTCGATCAGGAGTGTTCGACGACAAGCGAACCTTCCCACAGCCACTCCGAAAGGAGCTTGCTGGCTGGTTCAAGCGGAATCCGGATCAGATCTTCCGTGCGACGGTTGGAAACGATCCGTCGATGCGCGACATCCTGCGAATGCTCCACATTCGGCCGGAGACGAAGATGCACGAGTCGCTCTTCGCCTACATCGTGGGCAAGGATGCGAAGGGTCCGCTGCCTGAGATCGTTCAGAAGTTCGAGGCGTTCAAGGCAGATCCGGCGAACGCCGAGGTTCCGAAGGTCGACTTCCGGATGCTGACTGGCATCGAGATTCCGGACTCTGTCTGGAAGCAGATCGCCACCGACGCACGATGGATGATGACGCGGATGAACCTGAACACGTTCATGCGGCACAACGTGTTTGAGGACAGCGCCATGGTCAAGATGATCGCAGCGCGTCTCGCTGACGCCGAAGAGATCAAGAAGTCCATGGCATTTCCGTACCAGCTTCTGGCTGCGTACAGGGCGATCAATGCTGCGATGCCTCGTGAGATCGTCGATGCGCTCCATGACGCAATGGAAATCGCGACGGACAATGTTCCGGTCATAGACGGAAACGTCGTGATCGCACTCGACACGTCTGGATCGATGCATGGCGCTGCGATTACGGGAAACCGTGGGTCCGCAACGTCGGCAGTCCGATGCGTTGACGTGGCCGCGCTGGTGGCAGCGGCGATCATGAGGAAGAACATGGCCGCACGGGTTCTTCCGTTCGACACGCAGATCAGGCGAGTCAAGATCGAACCGCGTGACACGGTGATGTCGAATGCCGAGAAGCTCGCACGTCTCGGTGGCGGCGGAACCAACTGCTCTCTGCCTCTCGCGAAGCTGAACGCCGAGAAGGCAATGGTCGACGCGGTAATCTACGTCTCGGACTACGAGTCGTGGGTAGATTCGGGGCGTTACTCTGGATACGGCCGGGGAACCGGGGTGATGGAAGAGTGGATCAAGCTGAAGACCCGATGTCGGGGTGCGAAGCTTGTCTGCATCGACCTGACCCCGCAGGGAACCGGGCAGGTATCGCCACGGCAGGACATCCTGCAGGTTGGCGGATTCTCTGATCAGGTGTTCAACGTTGTCGCAGACTTCATCGCGAACCCGTCGAACAACGCATGGGTCCAGAGGATCGAAGCAGTGGATCTCAAGATTTCCTCGAAGGGCGAGTCTTCGGACGAGCCTGCAGAGGAATCGACCGAGTAGACAAGGGGTTTGAGCAACGGACGCAGAAGAGACTACATCTATTACAGGTTCGAATCCCGTAGCTCCCGCGAGGGGCGGTAGTTTCGGCTATCGCCCCCATATGGGAGCTTAGCCTAATGGTAAGGCACCCCACTTGAAAAAGTGGGTAGTAGCGTCTCTCCGATCCTTGACGTTGCTCAATCTTTTGTAGTATGCTGTACTGGTCGCAAGGCTCTTTGACAACTGGAGAGGAGGTGAATGTCGATGCTGAAGCATCCATGCGTCAAGGACGTGGTAGTGTTCCACGACTCGACCGGCACCCCGCACACTGCGTTTGTCACGGCGTATTTCGGGCAGATGAGTGAAGACGGAAGCGGGTACGTCGGAGAGCCGGGATGCGCGAATCTCGTCTTCGTCAGCGACAATGAGTCCAAGCACGATGACTATGGACGACAGATCGAGCGAGAAACGTCGGTCGCTCATAGGTCGTCATGGTATGTGCATGGAAACTACTGGCGCTGGCCTGATGAAGACCCGATTCCGTACAAGCCGCCGACGTCCGTGTAGTACCGCTATGAACGGGAACCTCAAAGGAACCTGTGACTGGCAACGTGTGGATGAGAGACTTGCAGAGAGGCACGCGTGCGACAGATGATTGTGGGATTACATCTAATTGGTAGCGATCTCACTACTACTTGCTGTCTCACGCATGCTTCTCTGTCAGAGAGGCGGAAGCGCGGCAGATGCCGAAGGGACTACATCATCAGATTAGCCCGTCGTACTGTACGTCGCACCCTGCTCGGGTAGAGTGAAAATCCTGATGGCCAATCTCAAGTGAGATTGGGCTGTGATAAATCAGGTACGATCCCAAACCATCTGTTCCATAGGAACGTTGCGAGGGTGAGTTCTCTATCTCTTCTATTCTTGCTGCCTCGCTTCCGCTTTTCTAGAGAGAGGCACGAGGACCGCAGATGCTGGAGTGATTACATCAATTATAAATATGGATATCACTTCATTTCTTGCTGCTGTCCTCGTGCTTCTCTCCCTTCCTTCCAGACTTTCCTATTGACTCGCCTCCTTGCCAACGTAGGATTGAGCAACCGGAGGTGATCCGTGCTCGCAGAATTCGATCCGTACAGATGGGACTTGCTGATCTTTGTTGTTGGAGTCGTCGCGATGGTGCTGATCCATCGGTGGCGCGTGCGGAAGATGAAGGAAGAAGCTCTCGCGGCACTCGATAGATTCTCGACTGGCTTTACCAACCTCACTCTGACGTACTGGCACGACGAAAGTCTCAAGCCTCTCCAAAAAGAGATCGATCTAGCGAACAAGCTATTCTCGGCAGTTCAGGCCACGTGGGGTACTCGCTTTGCAAGCTGCACGCACGAATCATTCGATATCTGGTTCGTCCGAAGCCCCGAGCAACGTGTTGGCTGGAGACAGTACGGAGGAATCAAGTGGGTCGACATTCCGAAGGTTGCCGGGATAGCCCCGACCAACGCTGACAACGGCTATGGAGGTCTTCGATCCGGGCGCACGGTCTATGTTGCGACCTTCATCGAGGGGCGTGATCCGCTGAAGCTGCTAGCACACGAATTTACTCATGCCGTAACAGGAATCTCCAACGATGCAAAGGGAGTTCACCCGCCTGAATTCGACATCGAAAAGAAGAAGCTCATAGCCGCGCTAGAGAAGATGGAGTGATGGAGACGACCATCACTGCTGCTGCAATTGTGGCGCTCGTTCTAGCGCTGTGGCATGCCGTCAATCTCTCGGTCTTTCTGATGACGTGGATTGGGGGGCATCTTATCCCGGCGGATAAGAAGATCGTCATGTATCTCGTTTTCGTTTCTCTCGTGTCGTTGCTAGGATTTGGTGGTGGATGCTGGATATTTGTGATGCTGCTTCCTAAATAGTGACCCTGCGCTGGAGTTCTGAATGCCCACGCTAAAGCCCTTCTTTCAAGACGAGAACTGTATCATCTACAATGCGTCGTCATACGACATCATCCTTCATCTCGAAGAGCAGTTTGACTCGGTGATCACCGATCCTCCCTACGGGATCGATGTCAGCACGTGGGACTACGATGTCCCAAGTCTTCGATTCTGGAGAAACGTCAGGAGAATGGCGAAGCCCGGAGCGCTACTGCTATCATTTGGTGGCCCGAGGACATTCCATCGTCTTGCCTGCGAGATTGACGACGCAGGATGGGAAATCAAGGACTGCATCTCGTGGTTATACGGTTGCCTGAGCGACGACACCGAGGTATTGACGCGCGATGGGTGGGAACGCTACCATACAGCCAAAAGAAAGGAGATTCTGGCGTATGATCCTCAAGCCGACGTTTACCAATGGGAAAAGCCTGAGCGGTGGTCCGCTTACCGTGTCGAGCAAGATACCGCCTACCGAATTAAGTCGGATACGACGGATCAGATCGTTAGCCGAAATCATCGTTGCCTTGTTGAACGATGCGGAAGTCTTACATTCGTGGCGGCAGAAGAATGCGCTGGCGTGGAGCGCGTGCCGTACCTGCAATGCGATCTTTCTGCATTACCGCAAGGACGTAGGTCACTACTGCTCCAGGCCGTGCTGCGGCAAGGCGAAGGACTGGCTGAAACTGCACTCTGCGAACGGCAAGGGCAAGATGCGACCGGGCACAGGGCTGGTTGGCCCGAAGAACCCGGCATGGAAGGGCGGGCTGACCTACTTCAAGCGGAAGGGCAAGTACGCCAACCAGTCGATCAAGTACGTTCGATGTCCTGCGGAGTTTGCGGCGATGGCGCGTCGGGATGGCTACGTCGCGGAGCATCGGTTACTAGTGGCCATGGAGATGGAGCTGCCGCTGTTGCGGAGCGAGTGCGTACATCACGTCAACCACGACGCGATGGACAACCGACTGGAGAACCTGATGCTGTTCGCGTCGAACGCGGATCACAAGCGGCACGAACACGGACAAGCTATCAAATATCTCTGGCAACTGTCACGCCCATCGCCTACTCTGGCCTGATCTTCTGCCCGACCGTCAGCACTGGTGCGTTTGTCGCCAGGCGAAATGGCAAGGTGTTTATCACCGGCAACTCTGGCTTCCCGAAATCTCTTGATATCAGCAAAGCCGTTGACAAGCAGCTTGGCGCAGAGCGCGAGAAGGTACAGACTCCCGTCGTTGTGTCGACGAAGTTCACTAACGACAAGGAGAGCATTCGTCCGTGGATAAAGCGGGCAGTCGAGCTTGGATATCACGAGCATGATGGAGATGTTCCAGCGTCGCCAGAAGGTGAGTTATGGCATGGGTGGAAGACGACGCTCAAGCCTGCGTGGGAACCAATCATTGTCGCAATGAATCCGCTTCACGGATCGTTTGCTGAGAACGCGCTCAATTATGGGGTTGCAGGATTCAACGTTGAAGAAGCTCGCATTGAATCAGAGGAGCGCCCCGACAAAGTTCCAGCAATGTCAACTGACTCGGCCAATCCCATCACGCTCGCCGACAGCGGATTCATGGGCGGAACAAAGATTATTGGAACAACGACTCGTGGACGATTGCCTACGAATGTCATTATTGACGAAGACGCGGCCAAGATTCTCGAAGAACAAAAAGAAGGCGCATCTCGATTCTTCTACTGTGCTAAGGTGACGACCGGGCGTGGAAAGATGAATTCTCATCCGACCGTTAAACCACTGTCGCTCATGCGGTATCTCTGCACGCTGACGAAAACGCCGACCGGAGGAACTGTTCTTGACCCGTTTGCCGGTTCTGGCACAACGCTGGTCGCCGCACTTGAGTGCGGCCGCAAGGCAATCGGAATTGAGATCGATCGACACTACTGCGAGATCGCCGCGAAGCGTGTGGTCGACTTCTTTCGGAAGAATCGCTCCTAGCCTGCATAGCTTCCAATATATAGCGGGAGGTTATGTATGGTGTTCTTCGATAGATTTGCAGGAATTGTCGAGAAGTGGTTTCAAAATCTCATCCCAATCATCCAGAATACCAAGCTCTTCGTCTTTGCCGGACGAGCGCACGAAGTTCTTCCAAGATGGATTTCTGAAGAGGAGATGCGCAAGATAGAAGAAGAATTCTTTCTTCCCTTTCCCAACGTCGCCATTGAGGACACGCTATCGCTGATCGTTATGTGGGACGTTGTGAAGGATCAACGAGGACTCCACTGCGAACGGCACTTCATGGAATACATGGAGTTCGGAGTTCCGATGACGGAGGCAGATTCCGAGACTGATCGATTGCTGAGCCACGATCTTCCAAACTGGCCATCTGACGTTGAGTTCAAAGAGGCCAGGAAGAAAATAGATCCCCGAACGGCTATGATCACGCATGGGATAATCAACGATTCAACTCTCACTGGAAATCTTGATACGCACGGGCAGCCTGAGGTCATTCACGAATATCAGGTCATGGAAGGATGCATCGTTCATCCAGATGGTTCCATAGATCCGATGGAATCGATTCTCGATAAAGAGGGGATCACGTCGACTGTCAAAGCAACGACGCGAAACGCGTGGGTCGCGATGAAGGAGATCTGGTACTTCAATTCTCCCGACAAGTTCATCCTCGAAGAACGACCCGATAATTCAGATAGAACCATGACGAAGGCGCTGAAACTTGGAAAGATCGCGAGACGACATCAGAGGCCAACATATACGATTCTGCATCCTCAGACAATTCGGCAACGTCTTCGTCTTCCTCCCCTGACCCAAGGAGGACCAAAGAGCCCCCACGAGCGGCGGGCACATCGACGAACATTTCACAGCGACAAGTTCTGGAGAATGAAAGGCAAGAGTATTATCATACCGGCGGCGTGGATCGGACCATCTGAGGCGAAGGTTGGTAAGAAGATCTATCGAGTACTGCTCGACAAATAGGATATTTACAGGGAATTCCGTATGTAGTTGTTCGGTCGTCGACGGAACGAAAAGAAACGGTCGATGCTGGAGCAACAAGTATGGTCGAGATTGTTTCTGCCTCTGACGCAGTAATCAGCAATGCCATAACTCGTGCTCTTGGGAACAAGCGAAGCTGGGATAAGACTGCCTGCGGAGAAGGTCAGGCGGCAGCGATCATCGTGCGAACTCTGAGAGAGTTGTATGGGATTTGATATTCAGAAACTGACGCTCCAGCAGCGCTCGATTAAGCCCGCACCACACGACGAGGCGATCAGAGCCGCGTGCCAAGTCTGCGACTACTACGACCTATGTGGAGGCTTCTGGGTCTGGGACGACAGTCGATGGTGCGACGAAGATTGTCTTGATTGTCCGGCATACTGTTGTCATCGAAAGCATTGGTTCGCCGACGCCCGAAGACTTGGAGGACTCTCGTTCGACGATATTCACTGGAAGCCTTGGAGCATGGAATGGCCCGGTATCGTGTGGTCAATCGGTGGCCGAGTTAATGGTCTTCCGGAACCAGTCTACATCATTCCTGTCGACTCGCTGATGGATCGCTTCTCGTTGAATTGGGCGCGAACGCCGGATCTTCGAAAGCGATTCTCTATTCCTGAGACTAGCAAGATCGGCATTTCGTTTTGCTTTCGGGATTGGTTGCTCGACAAGTTTCGCTACCGCGAAGATCTCGTTGCCGACGGCATTCAGAAGTTCAATGCCGATTTCGTGCTACCTATCAACTATTCAATCTACCGTAACTTTCCGAGACTCGATCAGATGATCGCAATGCGCCGCCGCATGCTCAGCCTCAAATTGTTTCAGGAGCGTGGATGGAACGTGGTTCCTGACATGGGCGCGATTCGGGACATCGATATCGAGCGTTGGGGAGATTGGGTACTCCGCGAGAAGTGCGATACCGTTTTCATGACTGTCCAGACTGTACGTGGAAACATGAATAAGCCTGAGTACAAAATCAAGTTTGGGGTACTTCAGAAGCTACGAGAGAAAGTAGGTCCTGATGTACGATTCTTAATTCAAGGAGTAAGTACTAGACGAATGTCGTTGTTTGTGCAGAGTCTTGGAAAAGTGTCACTCGTTAACTCTGCAGCGTGGGTCAAAGCAGAAATGCGCATCAACGCAGTCACGGGTGAGGGCGTCAGATATCAGGGCTTGTCTGTGCAAGACACTTTTTCCTTGAATGTTCGCCTACTCAAACGTATCCTATGCGAGACGCGCTCAAACTCTGTTTCATCAAATGGAGGATAGTCACATGGGTAATGACGGTGGGGCAATCGGAAAGAATTCTGGTGGCGGCGCTACGGGCAATAAGCACCGAGCGCTGGCGCAGGCCCCGCCCGGAAGCGGGCGTGAGGGCGATGCTAACGTTGCCAAGCAGTTGAACACCGGCACCAATACGGCTAACGTCACTAAGCAGGATAGGCAAGATTGGATCGACTCGAACGGGGTGTACGGGGCGCGAAATACCGGAGGCGTTCGCTCAAAGGCCGCGAATCAGGTTCAGGCACAGGTAACCCAGAACCTGACGGCCGCGCAAAAGAGGGCAACGGGCGTTCGGCACAAGAACGACCGTCGTCCCGAAGATCCTCGTCTGACCGGTAAACGTGTCATGCGTGCGACCAGAGCGCAGTTGGCAACCCACAAGAGACTGATGACCCAGTCGTTCAAATCGACTACCGGATCTGGTAATACCAGACCGGTGGGAAAGATGGTAGTCAGAGATCTTGGAACTCGTGCCAACGGAACTCGTCGCGGGTATGAGATCACGCAGCGGTACACGAATAGCATGTCAAACCAAAAGTATCACGGAGTTAGCGCCAACAAGCCGGGCGCACTCGGTACGGCAAGAGGACAGGTTCGGCGACTTAGTTCAACTAGGCCATCTGGTCCAACACCGAGAGTCACGACCCGGACTCCGGGAGTAAAGATTAACACGATAAAGCCGCAAAGAACTGGTCGCTCGGTACCACTAGACGAGCAGAAAGCAGCCACGAAGAGAACTAGGAGTGCCCAAAGGTAGTGTTCGGTCGCGAATGCGCCGTGCCTGAGAAGCTGAGTGAGATCCTGAGAGATAGGAGGATGTGATGGCTGGTATAGTGAATGGTGACGACGTAAAGCTGATCGCAATCGAGAATCTGGAGCCGAACAGCTGGAATCCGCAGATCATGTCGGACGCGAAGTTCAACGAACTAGTTGAAGAGATTCGCGAAGACGGCTTCGACGAGCCAATTCACGTCGTCGAGCATCCTGACCCAGTAAAGAAGGCGCAGGAAATCTTTCTGATAGTAAACGGAGAGCATCGTTGGCAGGCTGCTCGTGTTCTCGGGATCACAGAGATTCCGTGCGTCATTAAGGATGGATGGAAAGACGAACAGACTCAGAAGATCAAGACGGTTCGTCGCAATCTCCTTCACGGTGATCTGGACAAGACGCGATTCACAAAACTCGTTCACACGCTGAACGACACTGGCATTCCGATGAAAGATCTTCCGGGAATTCTCGGCTTCGAAAGTGAAGAGGTATTTCGGGAGAAGTTTATTGCCGAGGAACGAGAACGGCAGGAACAGGAACAGGAGCAAGCTAGCAAAAGCGCCAGCGACCGGGAGAAGGATGAGAATATGGTCGTTGAGAATCTATCATTCATTCTCAACGAGATCTTTGCCGAGTACGGGGAGACCATCCCACAGGGATTCATGTTCTTCTGGCATAAGAATCGATGCCATCTGATGGTCCAGATGGATGAGAAGCTTGAAGGACTCGTCGAAGCTGCGGTGAAGTATCTACGCAGTAGCGGAAAGAACGTCAATCCCCTGCTTCGTCGGGCCATTGAGCGCGAGTTCGACGCTATTCAGCAGCAAGATGGGACCGATCCTCGGAAGGTTCGTGGCATTAAGGGAAAGACCGACGAAATCGAATTTGGTGCAGACGACGGAAACCTCGATGGAGATCTTGACGGAGATCTCGATGCGGATCTTGATGAAGATCCGTCAGAAGAAGACGCTGTCGCCGAGGTAGACGAGGAGTAGCCATGGCTGGGAAGAGATCAGCTGGCGTTGATATCAACGGCAATCCATTCGAAGGACGCGAGGGAATAGAGCGCCGACGAGCAATTGTTCTCGATCTCACCCGTCGTGGGATGACGAATCACGCAATTGCGAAGATTCTCAAGGTTCATCGCAATACTGTCACAAATGATCTGAAGGCTATCAAGAAGTTTCAGGCCGAGGCAGTTCGAAATCTCGATCCTGACGAAGAAACTGGATCTGCTCTCGACTATTACACCAAGATTCGCGATCAGGCGTACGCTCAGTATCTCGAAGCAAAGAATCCAAATGCAAAGCTTGGATTCTTGCAGGCCGCTCTTCGGGCGCAAGATATGCACGTGAAGCTTCTCATGGATACCGGAACAATCGACAAGACTCCGACGAAGGTATCTAGCAGTCTTTCGGGAGCAGTTCAGCACGCGCATACCGGATTCGAGAAGAAGACTACCGACGAACTTCACGACCGACTTCGCGTCCTTCGCGACGATCTTGGAGTTACGGGAACTGGATAATGTCACCTGCCGAGACGCCGAAATCAAAGAAACGAGTCGCTGTTGGGAACAAGATACTTTCCCGAAGACAGCAGCTTATGTTTTCGAAGAAGCTCTCTGAATTAGAGGCCATTGAACGAGAACTGCAGCGGCGTACCAATCTTACCAACCCAATGGTGTACGGGCTTCCCGACCTACTCTTTGGAAAAGACGAAGAGCCAGGAGTCCTCAACGAGTCGACCGGTGAGGTAGAGCGTCAGATACGAGCGATTCCAGAATCTGATGATGAGTATCGCGAGCGACAGAACGCTGCCGTAAAGAATATCATTGAGACTCATCTGCACTTCACGAAGGACGGACGTCAGATAGACATCAGGTTCATTGACAAACAGGTGGCGTTCATATCCGACTTCTTCTTCGGCCGCGTGAAGCGCGGTATTCTATGGAAGGGACGTGGATGTCTAACCCCAGAGAATCTGGTGGTCTCGAATCGAGGTCTCATCCCTATTTCGAAACTCACCGCCGACGATCTGGTAATTAACCGGGACGGCCGGTTGACCGAGGTCGTGGACGTAGTCCCCCGCAAATATCGCGGGAAGATAGTGCGGCTGGAGATCAACGGCAACGGACAGAAGCTCGGATTCACCCCCGACCACCTCGTGCTTGGAATACGAACTTCTAGATGCAATCAGAAGGAAGGGAACTGCGGAAGGACGGTCTGCACCAATCTGTGTACGCGTTCTTGCCCTAACCGATTCTGGGAGACCTACCGGGAAGATTGGATCGAGGCTGGAAGTCTCCGAAAGGGCGACCTAGTATTCGTGCCGTCTCCAGTCACCAATCCAGAGGCTCGTAACATCTCATTCTCCGGGTGCGCCAATCAGCACTGGACTGGCTCCTGCTCGTTTCCCATGAACGACGAGTTCTTCCGATTACTGGGATATTGGCTGGCTGAGGGAGATGCCCACGTTCCCGGAAGACGCGTCCGGCTGGCATTCGAGTCCGGAAAGGACGACCGATTCATTGCCGACGCCGTTCAAATTGTAGATGCTCTCATGGGTCTAAAGGCTGGAATAGAGGAAGATGGAAGGAAGAAGTCGGTTATTATTCACAGCGCCGGACTAGCCAAAGTCCTCTCTTCATTTGGCAAAGTTCGAAGCAAAGGAGTTCCGCTTCAATTCCTCTCGAAGGCATCGAACTCGCAACTTCGTAATCTGGTCGTTGGGATGCTCCGAGGAGACGGACACTGGGACGGAACATCGATTCGAGCCTCGTGGTGCTCTCCTCTCGTAGCTGCTGATTTCATGTATGCATGTTGGAGACTCGGCTTTACCCCATCCTGCAGAATTGTCGAAGGACAAGACCGGGAGGGTTTCCTCGTCAATCGATCTGGTGATCAGTTCTATCTTCAGATCGGCGGACATCCTGGCCGAGAGCTAGCCAAGCTGGCATGGGAAGTCGACGCCGCTCCTCTGCAGAACGATCCAATGAATACTCAACGCCGCTGGTTCCGAGAAGGGAAGGTATTCTCCCGGGTCGACAAGGTCTCGACGGAGGACTACGACGGAGACGTCTGGGACATTGAAGTTGCCGAGGGCTCTTCATTCTGCCTTCCGTATCTGGTAGCGCATAACTGTGGTGGATCGTTGTGCGCCGCGATTCTTATATGGCTAACTATGATCTACAAGAATATGTCGTTCATCGATCTTGGTGGATCGATGGAGCAATCAAGAGTTGTGTATGAATACGTGTGCGCATTCTGGGATTGTATTCCAAATATGCGCGAGAGGCTTCTCTCCAAAGATCCTCTCATCTCAATGACGAAACTGATAACTGGCGTGCAGCTGAAATGCATCGTTCCCGGCACGCTCGTTCTCACTGATCGCGGGATCATTCCAGTGGAGAGCGTTGTCGTCGGTGATCGGGTCATCGCTGGAGACGGTAGATTCAGTTCAGTTAAGATGACGATTACACGACGTCACCGAGGAGACGTGGTCAGAGTAGTTCCAGTTGGGTATGGGCGCGGGTTCGAAACTACCCTCGATCATCAAATATGGGCCATGAAAGTCGCGCGGCCAGTCCGACACGCTCTTCAGCGCGGTGAGGCGGTCGACGAGATCCCGAAAGCAGATTGGATAGAGGCCCAAGACCTTGAAATTGGCGACGTTCTTCCAGTTCCGAAATTGCGCACAGACCCTTCTCCGAAGACGCTCATTCTGGAAGACTTACGATCTCGGAGACGGGGGCCAAAGCCGCTGATTTCTATTCCGATTACACCGGACTTCTATCGTCTTCTCGGCTACGTGCTTGCTGATGGAAGCAGCCATAAGCAATGGATCAATATCGCCTTTGGCGATCACGAGACAGCGAACATCGATGATTGCGTACGTCTTGTTCGATCATGTCTCGACCGGAAAGCATGTGTCCTATCTCGGCCAGACAAGGCAATCAAGATTGTTCACTTCAGCTTTATGGCCTTCGCGCAGTGGTTGCGAGACAACTGTGGAAAGCGAGAAGAGAAGGAACTGCCCCTGTGGCTTCTTGAGCAGGCTACTGACATCGAGATACGGGAATTCGTAGTCGGAGCAGTTAGGGGAGACGGCGGCTTTAATGAATCGGTCTCGGAGTCGGGGACGAAGCGCAAGATGCAGTTTACTAATACTTCGTCGAAACTAACTCAGTCAGTGATGCTCGCATGCCATCGGCTAGGTCTGGTTGGCGGTCTTATTCTTCCAAAGTCTCGAAAGTCGACTATTCGAGGTAAAGAGTTCGTTTCGAAGCAGCAGTACAATTGGCAAATAACAGGAACCGCATGCGACCAACTCGCAACTATGCTAGGGCAAGAGTGGAAGAGCGAGAAGTCAAAGAGCTTTCAGCAGGGATGGCATGACGATACGCACGTATATCGGCCGATTAAGAAAATCGAGCGTCGTCAGTATGATGGACCAGTCGTCGATCTGGTGATCGACGGTCATCCATCGTTCACGCTTCCCGGCGCACTCGTCCATAATTGCATTCCGGCATCAGAGAAGATGGCGCGAGGAAAGCACCTTCCCGGTCTCGTTGCCGACGAGGCGTCAATAGTTCCCGGGACTCTCATATGGACTCGTCGCGGGGTCGTTCCTATAGAGACCATCGTTACCGACGACATTGTACTCGCTGCCGATGGACAGTGGCGAAAAGTCGTTGCTACTACGAGTCATCCGTATTCCGGAAAGATTGTAAAACTCACTGGTTGCGGTGATGGGATCGGGGCATGGATTACCGAGGAGCATCGAGTATTTGGCGCTACCGGTATCGGGGTAACGCGAGTTTTGAATGATCGCGTATACGCGTCATTTGACACGGCACTTCCATCGTCAGACTGGCACCGAGCATGGGACTATGATGTAGGCGACGTGCTGTCTTATCCGCGCCCCCAGCGAGTTGGAAATCTCCCTGAATTTCTCGTGTCGGGCGACCCCCAGCTCTGGCGGTTTCTTGGGTACTGGTGCGGAGATGGCGGAGCGCCGGTAACGAAAACGGACAATTATCCGATCAAGCTTCATCTCGACACAGCGAAGTCGTTTTTCGTTAATGATGCGCTTGAGTGCATGTCGCACGTTCTCAATAGATGGGTCCGAACTGAGACGTCCCCGTCACGCTCGAACTCAATTGATCTGGTCGTATCGAGTTGTAAAGAATGGTGGGAGCGGCTTAGAAACCTCGTTGGCATGCAGGACGATCGTGGAATTCCGCTTGAATGGCTTGAGGCCGCGTCGGACGACGACCTACGGAATTTCATGATAGGACTCCTGCGAACGGACGGGGGTCCGGCGTTTAGACCCGACGGCGTCTTATCGAAATGGTCGTGGACCGGAACATCCCAGCATCTTGCGGCAAATGTTATGTACTGTACAAGTCGCCTAGGAATTCCCGCATCTGTGGGAACACGCGGTTCGGCCAGGCACGGAATTCCGTCGAAGCCTCAGTGGGATGTCCACATTCGGTGGGACTACGCCAAGAAAATACTGCTTGACGAAGATGTTGAGGGAATGCGCCTTCCAACGAAGGCAGTCAATCCGAAGCAGTGGTGCGATGAGTCGTTGTGGCATTCCGTTATTACAAAGATCGACGAAGATCATTATGAGGGCACGGTCTACGATCTGCAGGTAGAGGGCAATCCATCATTCGGGTGCTTGCAACGGCTGATGCTCCACAACTGCCAGAACGACATCAACGCGGACACAACGTTCAAAGCCGCTATGCAGATGTCAATGTCAGAGCCCGATCACATGATCCTCTTATTGTCGACGTTTCATCATCCCGTCGGGCTGTTCCAAGAAGTCTGGGATACTGCTGAGTCCAAAGGCTTCGCTCGATATAAGTGGAACTGCGTACTGCCGGATACGTGGATGCTCACGTCGAGCGGATTCCGGCAAGCTAAGTCGGTGATTGCTGGCGACTCTGTGCTTTCGGAGGACGGTAATTTTCATCTTGTTGAACGATCTTGGTCGCAGACCAGCGCGAAAGACGTAGTCAAGGTTGTTCCGTACGGCTGGTTCACGGGATTTGAGGTAACGCACGATCACAAGTTACTGGTAATGCGGGATGGTACAAGGCAGTGGATAACTGCTGATGCACTGAGAGCAGAATCTGACTTGCTCGTGTTCCCGACAGGACACCTGTCCGATGCAATACAGAAGGTTAATCTCAGTTACGAGGACGCACGTTTCGCGAGTGATCGGGTGGACCAAGTTTTAGACATGACGCCCGATCTTGCGCGATTGGTGGGATATTGGCTGGGGGATGGGTGTCTTGATGGCGAAAAGGTCGTGGCGTCGTTCGGAGATCCCGAGAAGTACAAGGACGATTACATTGCTCTTGTGAAGTCCCTATTCTCGCGAACAGTAACTGTAGATAAGGATGTGCCGAATGAGCGAGGCCAATTCCAACATCGGGGATTCGTTAAATGGCTGAGTGAGAATGCGCGAGACGAAAACGGCGCGAAAGGACTCAGTTGGAGCATTTTCAATTCGTTGACGCGAGAGGCGGCGGAGCAACTGGTAATCGGGTTGTTGCGGACAGCCGGTAACGTGTCGCTCCACAGAAACAATGCGTTGAAGGTGTCGTTTGGTCAAGTGTCGCAATTGCTATCTCAACAGATGTTCATGTTGCTTGCGAGACTCGGTTACCATCCGTCATTAGGCAGGAGGAAGCAACGAGACTCTGTGTATAATGACCGGGTAATCAGTGGCGACGACTACTGGGAAATCTACGTAAACGGAGATGGCGCATGTTCACTTGCTGAGTTGCTCGGTATGACATTCCGCGAAGCTCGCTCCGTGCGAGCGAAATTCAAGATTGTCGGCGATGAGCAGCTTGTGAGAATCCGAAAGATCGAGCGCCGATCTTACGTTGGACCGGTGTTTGATTTTGCCGTACGTGACGTGCATTCGTTCGCTTTTCCGTGGGCGATTGCGCACAACTGTTTCGATGTCATGAAGACGTGCGATGCAGGTTTAGATGGGGCTACGCCAGAAGATCCAGATGCGCTGACTTTCTGCCAAACGTCATGTCCGCTTACCGTGAAAGAACCGCTATACGACGAGAATGATCAACTTATCGGCCACCGATTCAATGGATGCAATGGAACGTCGAGACACTCAAATGGATTCCTTCCACGCGACAATGTGATCAACGCACTCGTGTTGAATGAAGGATCAGAGATCTTCCGAGTCGAGTTTGCTTGCGAACGCCCGCAGTTCAGTGGTCCGATCTACGGACTAGCGGCAATTGAGAACGCACTTACTGATGAAATGGAGATTGATGATACCGAGACTACCCTAGTCGGAATTGACTGGGGCGTTACCGAGGGATCACTCGTTCTCGGGAAGGATTCGGTGGCTAATGGACCTCAGGTCATCGAGACAAAATTCCTGTCGGTTAAACTAGTCTCCGAATACATCAAGGTTCTATCCGACTGGCAAGATGAGTATGGAAAACTTGAAATCTACGCCGACTCCTCACACCAATTCAATATTGGAGACCTTGAAGAAGTTGGATTCGAGGTTACGCCAATCGATTTCGCGACAATGAAGGAGTACGGGATAGGAAACCTCCTCAAGATGTTCATGTATGGGAAGATAAAGATTCTCGACGACAACACCCATCTCGTTGACCAACTGAAGTCATACCGAAAAGATCCGAAGACTGGCAAGCCGATCAAAATCAACGATCACGGGCCTGACGCATTGTTATGTATGACGATCACTATCGATTTTCTAGAACGATGGAGTGATCTGATCACGGCACGTGCTCAAGGTATTACTCGAAATAAAGTGCTAAAAACTATGAATGAACTAGGCATTCAATCCGATTCTAATGTTGACGAAAAACCCGTTGACAGAGATAGTGGTGTAATGATATTCTGACGTCGGTAGGCTACATCCACCTCAACTTGTTTCTTGAAAGGGGCTGGCGATGGACGAAGGTAAGAGTGTTTTCAAGGGCATCTTCGTTACTCCTTCTGTGAAGGGGTCGTTGGGACTCGTCGAGAAGGACGCCGCCTCGGCTGAAGCCCCGGTTGTTGAAGAGACGAAGGTCGAAGAGACGTCGACCGAAAAGCCAGAGGCTGAAGAGACTAAGGCTGAAGAGACGGTCGAAGAAAAGGTCGAAGAAAAGGTCGAAGAGAAGGTCGAAGAAAAGGTCGAAGAGACTAAGGCTGAAGAGCCAAAGGCTGAAGAGAAATCCGAAGAAGCTCTGGTTGCTGAGGAGAAGAAGGACGAGACGACAGCCGAAGCGAAGCCGGCTGAGTAGTCCAATCGATTGGATTCGACTCCATGCCGGTTGTACGATGCCAGCTTGATGGAAAACCGGGATTCAAATGGGGTCCGCTGGGAAAATGTTACACGTATGTTTCCGGCGACGAAGCGTCTCGTAGACGTGCTCAAGCTCAAGCGAATGCGCAAGGAGTAGCGGCACGAGCAGGCGGGTATACTGGCAAGGAGACTTGCATGACCTGTGGCACGCAAGATACGGCTCTCGCTATCTCTTTCTTCCAAGAACCAAAGAAGTGCTGTTTCGACTCGATGGTTCCTTGGACTGTTTATGGCGAAGCGCAGAAGCTAAAGTGCGTCAACTGTGGGAACGTCCTCTCTAGTATTCGTGTGGAGAAGGGGTCGTTCATTGCCGACGACTATCGCAATGTTTGCGCCTACCTACTTCGTAAGCAGGTATTCGGAACTCGCGACGACGCTGACAAGTGGCTTCGCAACAACTCATTTGTCCGTCGCTACAACGCTGCTCGACAGCAGGTTGTAGAGATCGACGTCGTTCGTGAGACTGAGACCGCTTGGGCTGTGATCAGCCGACCCTACGACTGGTTCGCTCGCGGAACTCTCAAGGCCATGTGGACCAGTATCGGAATCATTGTCGTCACCGGTAATCTCCGCGAGGACGTCGATGACAGAATTCCTACGGAAGCGGAGCTTTCAGCTACCGCTAATTTCGTGGAAAGGATCTAGAAATGGCGAAGAAGCTAGCAGATTTCGCGATGATGGGTCAGGGTACCGGCAGCCGCTCGAAGAAGGGCGACGTTGCGATGGGCGGTCGGGCAACTGCTGACGATCAGAAGAACACGGCAGGTTTCGCATCGGGGCGAAATCCTCTTCCGGGCGGGGCTCCTCGAATGAGTCAGGCTCCAGCTTCGACCAAGAACGCCAGTACCGGTGTTTCCGGGACGGCTCTTCCGGTCGGGAGCCAGCAGAACAGTGGTTCCAGTGTCGCACGCACCCTGAAGAACGCATCTCGTGGTGCATCGAACGCGACGCTTCCCCTCGGAACTCAGCCGGTTAGCGGAAGTTCAGTCGCTCCGTCGCTGAAGAACGAGAAGAAGTAACCTCGTGTGCATGCCGTTCGAGTACAAACTCGTTCGGCTGTGTATTGATCACGATGCTGAGTCACGGATGACCGCGCTCGGTGCTCGTGGATGGCGATTAGCTGGAATGGACGGCGGCTACGCGATATTCAGCCGCCGTCCTCCTAGTGCAATCGACCTCGATGTTCCACGAGTAGACCCGGACCGGTGTGAAATCGAGAAATCTGCCCGTGGGTGAATCTGTCACAGATATGGCTGTCGCCGACCTCGTTAAAGAGGTGAGTGAAGAGCTTCCTATCGTAGCAGAACTCATTGGCGATGAGACCGAGAAGCTCGATATCACCATTGACGACATCATCAGCAAAAACATCAGCGGAGTCGTTCAACAGGAGATCGATATTCTTCAGGAGACGACGCTAGATCTCAAGAAGAAGGTTGTCTCGCCTCCATACGATCCATTGAAGCTCGCTCTCATGCTTGAGATCAATACTCGATTGATGCGAGCATGTCATCTTCGCGCTCGCAACACAATAGGTCTTGGGTGGGCGATTCAGCCAGTTCCTGCTGATCCTGACGAAGAGCAGGCTCCGGCAATTAATCAGAAGGAATATTCACGTCAGAAGAAGCTTCTTAAGAAGCTCTATTCTGATCCTACTCCAAATGCGGGAATGATGCCGGGGTCGGTGTCGACACCACTCGACTTCTCCGAAGTATCGTATCGGATGAAGGTCGATGAGGAGTCAACAGGAACCGGATACTATGAGATTACCCGTGACAACAAGGGTGAGATCGACGGCATCTACAATATTCCTGCGCATACTGTTCGAGCCCTCAACTCTGGCGGCTTCGTTCAGATACGGGGAAGGAAGAAGAAGTTCTTCAAGCGCTTTGGAGACATTCGCGTCGTGTCGTCAGAATCGGGCGAGCAGGAATCAAATCTTTCGATAGAAAAGCGAGCAACTGAGCTTCTTCCGAATCTCATCTATAGCTCACGATCCTCCTTCTATGGAATTCCTCGCTGGATCTCAGCTGTTGCTGCTGTTCAGGGTTCGCGGCTAGCGGCCGTTCGAAATATGGCATTCTTCGAGAACGATGCGGTCGGGAGAATGGCCATAGTAGTATCTGGCGGAGCACTTACACAACAGTCAGTGCAGGACATCCGCACATTCGTGAATCGAGAGGGCAAAGGCGTCGAAAAGGCTCATCGCGTGATGGTGCTTCAGGCCGAACCCCGCCGAGTCATCAGCAGTAAGGGTGTCGGAACAAAGATCGATGTCGTGCCGCTGACAGTCGGTATCAGCGAAGATGCTTCGTTTGGTACATATCGCAGCGCGAACGACGAGGAGGTTCGAGAAGCATCCGGACTTTCGTCACCATTCTTTACGTCTGAGGGCGTCAACCGTGCCTGCCTTGTTGGGGATACCCGACTTCCGTTGCTCGACGGCCGCACGCTGACGATGCGCGAGCTGGCTGATGAGCACGCTGACGAGAAGTTCTGGGTGTATGCGTGTGACGGCAGCAGGATTGTTCCCGGGTACGCCCACTCTCCGAGGAAGATGAGGGACGATGCGCAGCTAGTTGAAGTTTTGCTTGATAACGGAGAGTCCATCAAGTGCACCCCAGACCACCTCTTTATGCTCAGAGACGGGTCTTACAAAGAGGCTCAGAAACTATCCTTCGGCGACCGGCTAATGCCCTTCCGACAGAAGATTCCTACGTCTGGGTTCAACATGGGCCATCGCTTCTATAAGATGCTGACAAAGGGCTGGGAGACTGTACATGCGATGGTTGCGCGGGAGTCTTTTGGGTACGCTCCTTCCGCAGATACGGTGATTCATCATCGAGACCTCAACAAGCTTAACAATGTTCCGGATAACCTGACGGCAGAGACCCCGTCTTCTCACGCTGCAATTCACATGGCGCAGAGGATGGAGAATGAGGAGTTTTGTAGGAAGGCCGAGGAGGCGCGCAAAGCTGGCTGGGCTAGGTGGGCGGCTGAGAATCCTGAGAAGGTTAGTCAGATTGCACGGACTGCTTCTGATGCGCTACGAGAAAAGTGGGCTGACGACGAGTTTCGGGAGAGAATGATCAAGATTTTCTGTGAGGCCCGGTCCAGCGACGATTGTCGACGAGCCTTCGTACAACGAATGCGTCCAATAATCACTTCCCCGGAATTTGTCCTCCGACTTACTGATCGTGTGCGCGCTCTGTGGAAGAGCCCCGCATTTAGGGAAAAGCAGCGCGCAGCAGTCTCTAATGCGGTTAAGGATCGCTGGAGCACTTACGAGGACGAGAAGTCTCGCGCACTTCAACCGATGCGAGATGCTCGGCGCAATGACGATGTTACGTTTGCCCAAATATGCTGTGCCGCTGCTCGCTCGTCTTCGTGGAAAGAGCTGTGTGGCGCAGTTGGGGCGAGTCGAAGTAGAGTCGTTCGAATACTTCGTGACAATGATACGACATACGAAAACCTGAAGCGCGACAATCACAGAGTAGTGTCCGTGTCCGATGCCGGAACAGCTGACGTCTACGACATTACAGTGGATGACTATCACAACTTTGCTACGATGGCGGGAGTGTTCGTACACAATTCGGCCAATGTTTTGAGGAAGATCACAATCGAACAGGATCTCATTCCAGATCTTCGTTCGCACCAGCACGTACTCAATAGGACGGTATCAAAGGACGTGTTGACAGCGTCATTGAGCGCGGCCCAACTGGGAAGATTTCAGCCCATCGCAGAACTTCGGTATCTCCCTCCTGCAAGTGTGGACGAACTTGAGGAGGCGCAGATTCAGGGCATGTATGCTCGTTCTGGTATTGTCACGATCAATGAGGCGAGACTTAAGCTTGGGCTCAAGGCGCTACCGCCAGACTTCGTATATGGGCAGCTTCCGTTGCCAATGGCGCTTAGTCTTCTTGAGATGGGACTTCTATATCAGGGAGCTATCACTTCGGATGGCGTTGAATCGTATGACGCTACCGTAGCTGCCGCGCAAGAGCAGGCACGCGTCGCCGCCGAAGCAAAGGCTACTGCAACGGCATCCGCTAAATCGGCGTCCTCCGAAGGAGCACCGCCTCCCCCAGCTGGAGCATCGGCACAGAAGTCTCTATATTCGTCCGAGAGTACCAAGCGGCTCGATAAGATCAATGAAATGACCGGCATGGCAACTCGACTCAGGCATTTTCTCAAAGAGAAGCTCGGTCGAGATATGATTTCGGCTGAGATCATTTTCCAGAACCGCGCAGGTGAGACGGTTGACCGGATCTCGCTCGGGGATCTGAGCGACGAGGAGGATTCCAATGAATAAGGACATCAGGTTCCAGTTCGAGACAAGCGCACTTGAGGTGTATAAGGATGCAACTGGGCGACCTCACGTTCGTGCAGTAGCGTCCGACACGCTTGAAGACCGACAAGGTGATGTGATCACCGAGACCTGCATCAACCAGATGGCGAAGCAGGTGACGAGGGGAATTCCGCTACTCCCGGATCATCGAGCGAGCTTCGAGATCGGTATGTCGATGCTCGGAGACACTCGAAGAAACCCTGCGTCACACGGTCTTGAACTCGTGTGCGACTTCCAGCTTGATGATCGCTACACCGAGGCCACTGTTCTCTACGGAGAAGTTGAATCTGGCCACTGCAAGCGTCAGTTGTCAATCGGCGGATATCTCAATAAGACGAATCCACGGGCTGCATATCTCGAAGAGCGGAATGGCAAGGTCGTCACTGTTCTCGATGACATCGTCCTCGATCATATCGCCGTCACACGTGAGGGCAAGGCCGCTAATCCTCGAACCAATTTCGTTGATGCGGTATTCAAGGCAATTGACGAGGCTGGAATCGAAATCACGAAGGATGGGCTTATCGATAAGCCCGAGCCAGTGGCGAAGGACTCGACGGCTACGGTTCCGGCAGCCGTCGCGAAGCTGGACGCAAAGAGCATTGATATGTGGAAGAGTGTATGGAAAGATACGCTTATCCGTCAGATGCATATCGAAGATCAGACAGTCGAGCAAGCAGAGGCGTCCGCAATTGGAGTCGCGAGTGCAATTCTCTCTAAGCAACTCGGTGAGCAGATCGATGTCAAGCCAGATGAATATGGCACACAACGAACTAAGAAAGAAACGTATGTAATCGGAACGACATCAAAGACCAAGGATGGACATACGCATCTTTGGATAGCACGCGAAGTTGGAGAAAAGATTCTTGACGGATTGATGTTGACAGTAAAAGGACATGATCATAAGATCCTTGAGACAGGAACGTGTGACTCTGACAGTGATCACGAGCACACTTTGGTCTCCAAGACCAAGAAGGTAGCTGAACCTTCTACTGAGCTTTCCGCCCCCGTGGGGCTGCTCTACTTCGGCAAGGGTTATGATTCCGAAGACGACGTCCGAACTTGGTTGGACTCGAAGGGAATCGAACCTCTCAGTATCTCGCGAGTGGCTGACTCGACATTCGTAGTAGAATTCAGTCTCCCGTCCACGCGAGTATCCGAGAACGACGGAGCAACGAAGGAGGAAGCGGAAATGCCCAAGAAGTCTCAGACTGAACCACAAGCTGAGATCGAGAAAGCGACCGTGGTGTACAAGGCATGGCCAATGTCGCAAGAACGACGCTGGTCATGGGTTTCCACCGACGGTGACGCGGTTCTTGGCCCGAACAAGGACAACTGGTCACTATACAAGGCCGCTCATACGTACTTCGACGATTCGCGTGGGGCCACCCCAGAAATCAAGGGCGCATATAGCTTCCCTCACCACAAGGTGGCCGATGATGGTCTTTCTACGTATATCGGCGGCGTGATTGCGGCTACCGCGATTCTTAACGGTGCGCGGGGCGGCTTCCGTCGAGATACGTCCGAGGCTGGTCGACGTGCACTTCATGCTCATCTCGCAAAGCACTACGGTCAGGCCGGTCGAACTGCTCCTCCGCTAAAGAGCAACTGGCTTGGACGACTCAAGGAGGATTTCACGCACCCAAATCCACAGACCCTTGCCGAGCGTGACTTTGAGGACTTCCTGTTCTCTCTCGAAGAGAATGGATTCAAAGACGAGATGCCCGACTTCCTCACTAAGGAATGGTGGCTGCAGTGGGACGAGAATTCCACTGGCCTTTCCGACATTCCTGAGACTGAGAAGGGCATCTGGACTGAGATCGAGAAAGCGACGGTCGAAGATGCAGAAACGAGTGAGAAACCCGTCGAAGAGAAGCAAGAGGCCAGCGTTGACGAAACCAAGAGCGACGACGGCGGGAAGACTGACGATAAGTCGCCCGTCGAAACGTCAGAAGAAGTCGCCAAGTCCGGTGACGATACAAGTGAATCCGAGGTGATGCCCGTGGACGACGCAATTAAGGCGCTGACTGCCGCAACTACGAAGGCACTCGCCGATATCGCTGCCGCTGTTTCTAATATCGGAAAGCGTGTCGACGCACTCGAATCTTCGACAGAGACGGCTACTGAAGAAAAGGCCGAGGAAACTCCGGCCGTGGCAGCTGACGAGAAGATGGATGACGTGGCAGTCGAAGAGAAGACGATCGAAACCGCGCCAGATGAGACGAAGGAAACCGGCGAACCTACGCCGGAGACGCCTGTGGAGGAAACTTCCTCCAAAGATACCAATGACGCTCAGGCCAAGGAGTTCTTCGAGTCGTTCCATGCGCTACTCGCAGGTATGGGCATGACTGCCAAGGACTTCTTCTCCTCGATGGTTCAGAAGAACCTCGATGGCGTCAGTGCACCCCTGACCGAGACGGTACAAAAGGCCGTCGAGTCGTCCTTCTCCTCACTCCAAAAGGGAGTAATGGAGAAAGTCGAGAAGTCTGTCGATGCGAAGATGGCAGCGAATGTGGCGGCTGCGACGAAGACTCTCGACGCGAAGCTGAGCGAAGTCACCAAGGATTTCGCGGGCACAGTGGAGAAGCTGAACGGACGACTTGAGAAGGTCGAGCGCGTTGGGGGCGTTCCTCAGGGTGCTCATGGTCAGGAGAGTTCCGACGATACCGACAATCAGAATCGCGGAACTTTTGCAGGCGTCTTCTCCAGCGCACTTCGCTCGCGCTAAGCGCATCAGCTGGAGCAGGAAAAGGAGACTACAATGCCGGGTCCATCTAATCAGGAAATCATCGAGAAGACTTTCACCAGCGCCAAGTTTCTCACTGGCGGCGAACTGAACCCGACTCAGCAGGATCAGTTCGTAGCATACGTCAAGAAGTTCAGCCGACTTCTTGGCATGGTCCGTTTCATCAACATGCCGTCCCCGAAGTATGACATCGACAAGATGCACATCTCGGAGCCGGTAACCGTCTCGGTTGCCGAGGCAGAGTGCAGCCCCAGCTGGTCGAGCGGCCAGTTCAATCAGGTCCAGCTTTCGGCCGAGAAGCTTCGGTCGGCGTGGAACATCACGACCGAGGCGCTCCAGAGCAACATCGAGCGCATGGGCTTCGAAGACCACGTCATGGAGACCATGACGGAACGGATCGCGACTGACCTCGAACTGCTCGCCATTCAGGGCGACACGACGATCTCCGGAACCGATCCGACATCGTTGCTGCTCGTTCGTCTCAATGGCTGGGATGTACAGACGAATGGTGCGCACATCGTCGACGCCGCTGGCGACGAAGTGTCGAAGAATCTGTTCGCCGCAATGCTCCGCGCCATGCCGAAGCAGTTCAAGCAAGATCCGGGTCTCCGCTGGCTCGTCTCTGACACGCTGGCGAACGACTGGATGAACCTTCTGTCCGAGCGCGGCACGGCCGTTGGCGACGCCGCTCTGCAGGGCACGGGTCTCAATCCGTTCGGCAAGCCGATGATCATGGTCCCCCTCATCCCAGATGACAAGGCCGTGTCAGTCCTCGCCGCGACCCCAGCTGGTGCTCCTGCCAACCGCTTTGGGCCGTTCAACATCGTCACTGGGTCGAACGACGTCCTCATGGTCGACATCAACAACGGCGGCACACGGACGATCACCCTTACGCAGGGCGTGTTGGAGACGGTCGAGATCGCACGCCAGATCAACGCGGTGTTCGTAACGAACAGTGACACGGCAGTCGCCATGGACAACGGCGAAGGCCAGCTGATCATCGTGACGACCAACACGGGCGTTGCAGCCGAGATCGACATCAAGAACCTCGTCACTGGTTCGACCGCTCTCGTGACCCTTGGCTATGCCAACGGCGTCGTCGTGACAGGGTCGGACGCAGGCAGCGCGGGCGACGTCTACGAAGGCACGTTCGTGCTTCTGACCAACCCGATGAACCTGATCTTCGGAATGCTTGCTGGTACTCGCGTGTTCTCCGAGTTCAACAAGAACTGCGACACGATTGAGACCGTTGTCTACAATCAGGTCGATGCGAAGGTCGAGAACATCGATGCAGTGGTCAAGGGCATCAACGTCCGACGGCAGGCACTGTAAGCGGAATTCTCTGCTAGGGGGTGCGGAGAATTCCGCACCCCCGCAGTTCTGTCGAGTATCATCGGAAGGAGATTTCCATGGCCGTAAAGATTCCAAACCGAACCGGCGAAGGTTTTGCTGGGATCGACCGCTTTAGCTCGAATGGCGAGAACCTTGCGGACGTACTGAATCAGATCGCAGACAACCTTGCTGCGATTAAGGCAGCTTCGCAGCTGACCGATTTTGCCGCGTTCAAGGTCGCGGGCGCGCTGATCGATGTTCTTGAGAAGTCAGACGATTCGAGGGTCTAGGTACCCTTGCTGTTGACGAGTGAACCTGTTTGGAGGTGACCTGTGGCTGCGACGTATTTCATTCTGAAGTCGGGTAGGACGTACGAGTGGCGAAGCAAGGAATCTGGTAATCTATACGTATTCGGAGGACCTACGCCTCGTCGCGTAGTTGATCCAAGAGACCAGATACGTTTTCGTAAGATGACCGACATGTTCGTCGAATCTGACGAACTTGGGAATATGGTCGATCAAAAGAGTCAGCAGGTGATCCCGATGGCATTTACCCGAAAGGGTATGGTTCCACCGAAATCGTATGTGAAGCTCTCGAAGACGCCAGCCACTCCAAAAGTTCCGACTCCAGTGGCGCAGCCTGCGCCCCGAACAGTTGTCAGCAGCACGAAAGTCGATCCTACTCCCGTGCCCGAATCTGCGTTTGATGCCGAAGAGCCGTCCGCAGTGGTAGAGGAACTGGTTGAGGACACAGGTGAGGTTTCTCCGGCGGCGACAGATATCGAGGTCGACAAGTCGCCCGACACGCCAGGCGCGTCTAGCGACTCTCAAGGATCGGCCGAGTCTTCTGAGGACGGTGCTCCAAAGAAGCGGCGTAGAAAGTCGTCGAAGAAAAAGAAGTCGGGGCGCAAAGGCGACCAATAGCGGCACCCCGACCTCCACACTTGTGGTGCAGGTGATGGCGGGAGCGGGAAATGCCTAACTTTGAGTATTGCACCGTCGAAGATCTTCGTAACGAAGGAATCACGACGCAAGAATGCACGGATGAGCGAGCGATCATGCTCATCCGTCTTGCTTCTGCGAAGATCAACGTGTTTACGAGCCAATGGTTCGCTCCAACCATTGGTGATGAGTACCTCGACGGCCAGAACAGCCGAATGATCTGGCTGCCGAACTTTGTCCCAATCAACAAGCTTAGCGCGATCAGCATCCTTCCTGATCGTACCGCGAGAGTCGGCCCATACGTCATGCCTGATCGGCGCGTGTATTCTATTGCGCTGACCGATGTCCAACTTTCGAGAAACAGCAGAGTGATCGAATTGATCACCAACGTATGTGCCGATCTCGCACATCTTCCGTGGGCATGGTATCAGGACACGATGGATGAAATCTGGTTTCCTGAGGGACGGCGAAACGTAAAGCTTACTGGGGTGTATGGGTGGCTTGACGATGCAAAAGATGTCGAGTCAATAGTCGTCGGCGATTGGCCAGAACGGTCGGCGAAGATCATCGTTGACGACGCGTCTGAATGGCAGGACGGAGATTTCGCAATATTCCCGGATGGCAGCATGCAGATAGTTACGGGAGTGAAGAAGTCGACAAACGAACTGTATTTCAAAGGTGATCCATTCAAACTTAAGACCGCACTTGTCGACGGAGATGTGATCCACACGTATGGGCGCACTCCAATCCTCGTTCGTTGGTGCACAATCAAGCTCGCGCATATAATGACGCCGAAACTTGGAGACTCGTCGGCAATTGATGACATCGTCGCAGCAGCAATCGTTTCTGAGAAGACTGATAACTATTCGTACAAGCTCGATCCGTCCTTGCTGCGTGACCGCATCGAGGCAGGTGTAGGAAGTACCGGAGATGCCGAAGTCGACGCGCTTCTTGCGCAGATGATCGACGAGATCCCGGTTTATGTCGGCTACGTCTAGGCAGGAGGCTAGTAATGGTCTGCGGTCCACTTCATGTGTATGGCGACGCTCCGGGTGCTGGCGTAGAACTTGGAATCATTGTTCCAAAACGCGCGCGCCCGGCAGAGATTAGGACGGCTGCGCTGAAGCGAAGCGCAGCAGACGCGATTACCGTTTCACTCGTCGTTGACTACAATGGATGGGGTCCGTTTACCATCGCTATCGCAACCGGAGTCACCGCGACCGAGTGGAATGCCGAACTCAATTTCGCTCTTCCAATTGGAGCGACTGTAACGCTAACGACTACTGGCATCGGCGGAGCAGATATAGTGCAGGGCGTCGTAGTCGTCGAAGAAATGCGGATGTAACGACGGTAGATGTTCCCTGACGCGACCCGGTTGGAGTGGCAATGATCCGAGATCCAGAGATAGTAGGTCCAAAGAACCGCTTTAACGCGACCTCCAGTCCCCTAGTAACGGATGATGTTA